ACCCAACTAACAGCTGGAGTTATAGGTAGACACGCCGCAACTGGAACCGTTCCGATTGTCGGAGTGTTTAACGGAGTTCAATACACTGACCCCACTACAGGCGAACAAGTATTTAAGAACTATTATCCAGGCAGTATTGCTGCTTCGGATATTATCGCAAGCATTGTTGACGATCCTAATGTCGTATTTGAAGTACAAGCAGATGCAGCTATGCCTGTAGCTGACTTGTTCGGAAATTTTGACATAGTGGATAATTCACCTGTAGGCGATACTAAGTCTGGAAGATCGAACGCAGAACTTGACGTAGGTACTGGCGCTACAACAGCGACTTTGCCTTTGAAAGCTCTCGACATCTCTCAGGATCCCGATAACGATGATGTATCATCATCCAACACCAATGTACTGTGTGTGATTCAGAATCACATCATGGGACAAAAAGGTGCTGGTTTAGCATAAGGAGTAAATAAATAATGGCAATTTCAAGAGCACAACTCGCTAAAGAGTTAGAGCCTGGACTAAATTCTTTATTTGGACTTTCTTATGATGAATACGACCGTGAATACGAAGAAATCTTTGCAATAGAAGATTCTAGTAGAGCGTTTGAAGAAGAAGTCCTAATTACAGGATTCGGCTCGGCACCAACAAAGTCTGAAGGACAAGGAGTTAGTTTTGACAACGCTTCTGAAAGTTACAGCGCAAGGTACACCCACGATACTGTGGCCTTAGCGTTTGCACTTACAGAAGAAGCTGTAGAAGACAATCTCTACGATTCTTTGGGTAAAAGGTATGTCAAAGCACTAGCAAAATCTATGGCTAACACCAAAGAGGTTAAAGGTGCAGACGTATTAAACAACGCTTTTTCATCTAGTTTTCTAGGTGGAGATGGTAAATCTTTGATAGCAACAGATCACCCCTTAGCTGGCGGTGGTTCAGTAGCTAACAGAGCTACTTCTATGGCTGATCTTAATGAAACGTCTTTAGAAGATGCGTTGATTGACATATCAACTTTCACAGATGATAAAGGATTAATTATCTCTGTCCAAGCGGATAAACTTATTATCCCACCGCAACTTGTTTTTGTTGCTGACAGAATACTTAATTCACCACAAAGGTCTGGCACAGCAGATAATGATATAAACGCTATCAAGAACACTAATGTTCTACCGGGCGGTTATTCAGTAAATCATTATCTTACTGACCCAGATGCTTTCTTCATCCTTACTTCAATAACGGCACAAGGAGAAGGTCTTAAAATGTTCCAAAGAACTGCGATGGAAACATCCATGGAACCAGACTTTGCTACTGGCAACATCCGTTATAAAGCAAGAGAAAGATATTCTTTTGGTTTCTCTGATTGGAGAGGAATCTATGGATCACAAGGTGCATAACAAGAACTCGTAGTACAGTTTTTAACTCAGTATTACAAAGAAGAGGACTCGAAAGAGTCCTTTTTTTTATTTACATAGTTGTATAATAATTTATAATAATTTACAAAATATTATAAAGATGAAAAATTTATACGACAAATCAGCTGCCTATGAAGCAATAACCGATGTTGGCGTAGGTTTTTTCTTAGCTTTCCCGGTTGCTTTAGGGGTACTCTCTTTTTCTACTTGGTTGGGACTGAGCATTACTACCACAGCAGTATTTCAGACAATAGTGTTTACTTTGGTTTCTTTGTTAAGAAAATACTTTGTGCGAGTGCATTTTAAGAGAACCAACGGCGAATAATCTAAATCTACCTCTCAGTTGTCAAACTTATAGGCAAGTAGTATTATCAGACTTGTAGAACTAATTGTTGCAGACATGGTGTTTGCAATGGCTAAATTTAAGGAGGCTGATTATGACTACGCACTTTACTTCGGGTGTTACCAATGTTGGGACCGATTCAACATTAGGTAAACTTAAAGCACCTGCACCCCATAAGTATCACACTTATTTCAATGATTTTGATACTTACTTAGCGTCCGATTGGACAATTACAACAACAGAGGATGGCACAGGATCCGCAACTGAGGCATTAGCTGATGGCGACGGTGGTTTACTATTAGTAACCAACGCAGCTGGAGATAATGACCACGACTTTTTCCAACTTGTAAAAGAAGGTTATAAGTACGAGGCTGGCAAACAGTTAGCATTTAATATGCGATTTAAAACCAGTGATGCTACTCAGTCTGACATTGTTGCTGGTTTACAACTGACTGATACATCGCCATTAGATGTCACAGACGGCATCTTTTTTTTGAAATCAGATGGAGCTGCAACAATCAGCTTCATTGTTGAAAAAGACAGCACACAGTCAACATTGACTCTGCCTAATTCATTGGCTGACGATACTTTTATGACAATAGGATTCGTTTACGATCCTAAAGATCAAAAGTTTCATGTCTTTCAAAACAATGTATTAGCTGGCACGGTTGTTAGCACTAACGCTCCAGATGACGAAGAATTAACTCTTTCGTTTGGCATACAAAATGGTGCTGCTGCTGCAAAAACTTTGACTGTCGATTACATAGGTGCAAGCAAAGAACGTACTGCTGCCACAGAACTGTAAGGAGTAACACATGGCTGATACAGTAACAAGTCAGACAATACAAGATGGTGAGCGAGTTGCCGTGCTTAAATTTACTAATGAAAGTGACGGCACAGGCGAAGCAGCTGTAAAAAAAGTAGATGTTTCGGCCTTGACTACTAATAGTCGAGGCGAAGCATGTACTTCTGTATCTATAGCTAGAATATATTGGGCATGTCGAGGCATGGGTGTTGATATTGAATTTGACGCTACCACCAACGTACTAGCAACCACTTTACCAGCTGATAGCACTGGCGATGAATACTATGATTTATTTTCTGGTATTCCGAACAATGCTGGCAGTGGGGTAACTGGTGATATAGATTTCACAACCATAGGCCATAGCAATGGCGATGCTTACTCCATCATTTTGGTTTTGAACAAAAACTTTTAAGTGTGGCTGACACAAGTGATGTAAAAAGACTCCCTAGCGGTAGATTATCTTATCGTGGGGAGACTTTTTCTGGCTACAATCAACAAAAAAGAACGCCTGGCAAAAATAAAAAATTTGCTGTGTTAGCAAAAAAAGGCGACCAAGTTAAGATTGTTAGATATGGCGATCCAAACTTGTCAATCAAAAAAGACCAACCGAAAAGACGCAAATCATTTCGAGCTAGACATGGCTGTGACGCTGTGGAAAAAAAGAAAGATGTTTTTGCTGCTTCTTATTGGTCTTGTAAAAACTGGTAAATTATTATGGCAAAACAAAAAATTAAAAAAGTTATCAAAGGGTTAGAAAAAGCTAGTAAAACCCATGCTAGTCAAGCTAAAACTTTGAAATCAATAGGAATGAAAGAGGGTGGTAGTGTGCCATCTAACGTAGCAAACCCAGCTTTGTATAGAAAAGCGAAAGCCAAAGCTAAGGCTAAATTTGACGTGTTTCCAAGTGCTTATGCTTCTGGTTACATGGTTCAAGAATACAAACGCATGGGCGGTAAATATAAAGGCAGTAAAAAAGCCGAGGGTGGAGAGGTAAAAAAAGATTTAAAACCAATACCAGCTGGCAATAAAGGTCTTAAAAAACTACCTACTAAAGTTAGAAACAAAATGGGTTTTATGAAAAGCGGTGGTGCAGTCATGGTTCAAGCTCGTGGTTGTGGTGCCATTATGCCCGGTAAACAAAAAATGACAAAAGTACCTAGATCTTAATGGTTAAAAAAAGAGACCCAAAAGTAGGCACAGGAAAAAAACCCAAAGGCAGTGGGCGTCGTTTATACACTGATGAAAACCCAAAAGATACTGTCAGTATCAAATTCGCTACGATGACAGATGCAAAAAACACTGTAGCTAAAGTTAAAAGAATAAAAAAACCTTTTGCTCGTAAGATACAAATTCTAACTGTAGGCGAACAAAGAGCTAAAGTTATGGGCAAAAACAGAATAGCTAGTATTTTCAAGCAAGGTAAAGAAAGTATTAGAAATCAGAGGAAGGCTTAATGTCTTTAAAAACTTGGTTTGGTAAAGGTCCCAAAGGTGATTGGGTAGACATTGGTGCACCCAAAAAAGATGGTAAGTTTCAAGCTTGTGGACGTAAATCCTCCAAAGGCTCAAAAAGAAAATATCCTAAATGTGTGCCGAGATCACAAGCTCGGAACATGTCAAAAGGTCAAATAGCTTCTGCTGTCAAAAGAAAAAGATCGAAAAAACAAGGCGTTGGTGGTAAACCAACTAATGTTAAAACTTTTGCAGCAAAAGGTGGTATTATTAAAACCAAACCTAATATGGGTTTATACGGAAGGAGTTAATTATGAAAGGTCGTAAATATA